CATCAAAACGACAATGGCGCTATACCAAACGCTGCTCCTTTCATGGATGGCAACAAAGGTGACTTTGCTGCCTGGCAATTAACCACACAATCAAATGCTGGACTTGTTAGTCTTGACGACCGTACTACTATCGGTAAAGGTCAAATTTGGGCTAGAAACCCCGACGCAGCCAGCAACCCCCCATCTCAAGTTTATAGCGACTCCCATTTACCACAACACTACTCTGAAGGTTTCCTAGTAGCAGTCGAAGATGTTTACCTAGGCGCTCAAGCAGGTACTGATTGGGCAGCAACCTCAAACTTAACTTTCAGTATAGTTCTTGAATGTGAAGTAATGACTTTGACTCAATCCGCTGCTATGGCTCTTGCACTATCTCAGCAATAATTCTGAGGTGTTACCTTGGATAGAAACATGATGCTTACTGTCGACGAGTATATGGCGTTACGCCGTTTAATAGGCAGTGAGCGAGAAAGTGAAGGTGTTGACCTAGCTGCCCGAGAGCAGGCTCCTAGTCCAGCGAAAAAGAAGCGTAAAATCTCTGCTTATTCACGCAAATACAAAACCGCATTTGCTAAGGTTAGATCTACTTACCAAACAAGTAAAGGCACCTGGAAGAAAGGCGGATTTAGAAAAGCAGTAAAAGCAGCACACAAGGAGGCAAAGAAATGAAGTTTACAGGAAGAACATTGTATGTAAGTGGTCAAGTTACTACTTTCGATATCGCGACAGACAACAATACCAATCCAGCAACATATACCAGAGGATTAATTCCAATATATTCTAATGAACGACGAAACTATGGATTTATCGTAAGAAAGTTTAGTGCTTTTCCTCCAATCTCTGCTACAGACACTGGAGTAAACTCAATGATGCTTACGACCTATTCAGCAAGGGATTGTAAGAGATTACGAGACGGTGGTGCTGCAGGTGGCAACCAAGTTCTCAAGATTTTAGGAGTGCAAGCAGGAATAGCGCCAGCAAGCAATGACCGAGTATTGGCTTCGTTTAGTACAAACTTTGCCAGTGGAAGTATTCATGATGGTGGTATAATTAAGGCCGATGCATTATTTGTTCAAGAACTCTCATTAGGAATTGATGATCCAAGAGGTTCAATATCTTATTATGTTGAATTTGATGAGTATGAACTTACTGATGATGAGATGGTTCTGGCACTTCTACAAGAGTCGGATCAGAATACTGGTAATTTTATAGTTGCTGATTAATAATGACAATACCATTAGCACCTGTTGACCAGGAACAGAACGAACGAATCGTTTGGTGTGAAAGATTGCTTTATCTTATCGTGCTGCTTCAATTTCCTCAACTCGCATCATTAGCGATGTAAGTAGATCAGTGGTTAGTACGTTACGAGCATGTAACATCCCCAACAATTGAGTAGTTGGAATCGAAGTATAGTCAAACTCCTGGTTAAGTTTCTCATTTATTGCATGACATACCCACTTTGAACGGGATTGTGTGTAACTTAACTCCTGGTCAAGCCGTGTCTTCAAAGACTGAGGCACAGCAATCGACAATGCGACGCTTGGATCAGTGGAACGAGGGCGACTCATACTTTCACATCCTGGTAAATATCATCAGTGTTGACCTCTTCATGAGTTAATTTAGACCTAATACCGTTGTCAAGTTTGTAGGTATATGTCCAACACAACTCACAATCAAGACAAACATGATGAAAAACTATGCTACCCATATAAATTGAATGTGAAACTTCCTCTGTGTTGTGATGTTTACAGTCATTAACTACGCAAATTATACATTTGCCGTCTTGTAAATCGGATTCATGCCATCCATCACTGCCACACCAATCACAATGCTGGTCAAATTCATCATCAGACATATTATCGCCCCCTGCAACTAGCACATTCTAGCGTGACCCAGTAGATACCAGAACAAGATTTCTTGTAATGACCAGGTCTTTTGTATTCTAAACATCTTTGTAGGCCCAAACAGGTGTTACATTGTGTACACATAACACCCCTAGACGGCGTTTGCTTATAGTTTCATTGGTAATGAATGTAGAATAAATCCATTTTTGCCGCTAGGTGTTGCGTTTTCCAGTGGAAATCCCTAGCGTAGAGCATAGGCGTATAGCGACGATGGCTACAAGAATTATAATAAACCTCTTCCTATCATGATAGGGTATGGCAAAGAAGGAATCTTTTTTCATTAGAGGCACAGTAACACCAGACGACACAGGAAACTTTACAGAGACACAAATAGATCTCTCTAGTTATGTATCCGCACTAGGCAAGAGTATTGTCAAGGTAAGAGCAATCGAAGGTGAATGGCATCAAAACGACAATGGCGCTATACCAAACGCTGCTCCTTTCATGGATGGCAACAAAGGTGACTTTGCTGCCTGGCAATTAACCACACAATCAAATGCTGGACTTGTTAGTCTTGACGACCGTACTA